GCTTCATGCTTTCTGAAGCTGGCTTACCTGCGGTACCGCGTGGTGTGGGAACCCTAAGTGTGTCAATCGCCTCCAGTACCTGGATCTGTTGTGCTTCGTAATGCTGCGGCATATCGATAATACCTTCCGGCGCTTCTTCTATCGGCAGCATATCGGGCGCTTTGTTGCGGCCATTCACGCGATTTATCCGATGCCACCACACACGCTTCACAACACGGCATAGCCAGCGCCAGAAACCCGCCCCATCGATCTGCTCACGCGCTTTCCATGCCTCGATCCACGCTTCCTGCGCAATATCCTCGGCATCGGCGCTCTCGCCTGTTACACGATAGGATACGGCGCGTAGCCGCTTGTTCCAGGCGCGGTAGGCGGTATCAAAGGCAAGTGCGTCGAGCATTAGTAGGGCACGGTCTTGTCGCAAATCTGCTGATATATGTACGCGCAGAATTCGTAGATATCGGCATCCTCGCTCGACTCAAACGGGAAATCGCGGATATCCCGCAGCATCGGCGTGACCGCGTCGAACACGGCCTGTAGTTCACGCTGGTTCAAATCAGTCATATCGCCTTCTTTCTCTGCGATCCAGTCGAGGTGCGCCATGCAACAGGCCGGTATGCGCTCGCCCCGTTTGATCGGGTGCTGATATCCGAACCCGCGACCGAGCCTGCCGCACGGGCATCGGTTCACTCGCCGCGGGCTTTCGCTAAGGCATTTCTAACTAGCTCAACCTGATCTGGCATAACGCTATGAGGAAGCGACTCCATCAGTTCAAAAGCCAAGTCGCAAGCTTCGTACAGATCTGGGGCTGCGGCAATCAATCGGGCGTTTGCCCACTGCTCAGAATTGTAGTCCTGAACGGGAGCGTCGTCCAATCCTAGCTTGGCGATCCTGTGCCACTTTGCCTTGATTGGAATTGGCCCATACGGGTCGCTTCCATCTGGATTGTTCGACCCGACCGTCCACGGTCCCGGAGTAAAATATGTCGTCAAGCTACCCTCCTCTGCTCACCAAAATCGTATCCGATCACTCTAACGTACTTGCCTTCCGGCCGCACGCTGATCGCCTCCGGCTTACGCAGTTCGTTTGCCCGCGTCAAGGCGATATCGACAGTCGCCGGGATCGGCTGCTGCCCGCGCTTCATCCACCACGCCTCGGCCTTCTGTCGCGCAAAGCCGACGTGCTCTAGGCAAATCCACTCATGGTGAAACACCATGCCACAGCGGTATGTGACCTTCAGCGACGCAGGCTTGCCCGGCTTTTCGTGCTTGGCGTATGTCACCTCTGTAACTGCAATCCACGTCGGCTCGATCTGCGTGCTCAGGATGGGCGCTTTGCTGGCAACCGCCTGGAACTTGACCTCGGGCGGCGGGAACTCGTGCCCGCATACCGGGCACTGACGAAGCGCCGTAGCGCACTTCTCCTCGCACTCGGGGCAGGTTTTTACCACCGGCTCGCCCGTTCCCCCCTTGCCTTTCGGCTTTGGCTTGATCAGGTCGATAGGACCGTGCTCATCGACATTGCGTGCGAAGTCGAGCACAATGCCCACATCCTTGCCGGGGTGCAGCCGCATCAAACGGCCCAGCTTCTGCACGTGCAACGCGGGCGACTTGGTGGGCGCCAGATCCGCAATCATCCTAAGTGGCGGAAGATCGACTCCAGTAGTAAGGACAGCGCAATTGCTAAGGTAGTCAAGACGGCCAGCAACAAGAGCGTCCAAATGACGATCGCGTTCGTGCTCGGGGGTTTCTCCATCGATCACCTCACAGCTATAGCCGCGCGAGCGGATCTCATCGCGGATGTGGTACGCATGCTTTACACCCGTCGCAAAGCACAGCCCAGGTCGGGCATCGAGCTTCACGATCTCATCGACACAAGCGCGCGTCACCTCATCCTTATCGACCGCCTGCGCCAGCTCCGATGCCACGAATTCACCGCCGCGTACGTGCACGCCACTAACGTCCAGCTCCTTGGCCGTATGCTTGGTCTGGATAGGGCATAGATAGCCCAACTCAATCAGCTCGGGGATCGTGGTCTCGTGGCAGCAGTCGGTGAACAGGCTATCCGTCTGCCCGTAGATAACGCCCGAGTCGAGACGCCACGGGCTCGCAGTAAGTCCGGCGATCTTCAGGTGAGGGTTGATCACCTTCATATCAGCAAGGAACTTACGGTAGCGGGTCGTGTCCTTGGGGCTGATCAGATGCGCTTCATCGACCAGGATCAGGTCGCATTCCTGCACCTTGTACGCCTGCTTCCAGATCGATTGAATGCCCGCGAACAGCACCTGCGCCCGGTGGTTCTTGCGCCCGATGCTGGCGCTGTAAAAGTCGAACGGTGCGCTCGGCCACACCTGCGCCAGCTTCTCGGCATTCTGCTTAAGCAGCTTGGCCACGTGCGTCAGCACGATAATGCGCGTACCCGGATAGCGCTCGCACGCCTCCTTGATGAAGGTTGCGAGGATAACGCTCTTGCCCGCCGCTGTGGGCAGGATCGCGCATGGGTTGCCGGTATGCTCATCGAAATAGGCGAACAGGTCGCCTACCGCACGGCGCTGGTAGTCTCGGAGGATCATAGAAGTCTCCACTTCGACTTTGCCCAGTCGTTAGGATATAGTGCGCCCTTGTCTCTATTGCATGTTCTGCAAAGGAGCTGGATATTGGCTATCCAGTTTGACCCACCTTTTGATATAGGAATTATATGATCCACCTCAAATTTATCCTTTATCGATGACAGGCAACCGGCGCATTTATACTTCTGTTTTTTATGCAAATCGCTAATTTCTATTCTTGTATGCCTGCCCTGCGCACCCCTCCTCCTGGACTGATTGTTTCTAGAGTTTTCCATAACCCTATCCGGATTTCTAATCCTCCAGGCCTTCCTTACCTTCTTTATGCGGTCAATATTTTCTAATCTATACTCTTTGCACCACGCATTAATTTTGTCCCTGTTTTCACTAATCCATTGCTTAGATTTTATTTTCACTCTTTCGATATTGTCCTCACGCCATATTTTCTGGCATGAAGTGCAGTTTTTGCCACTTGTACGCCTTTGGGAAATATGCCCCCTCTTGCACGGCACACCTTCAAAGAATTTTGCAAGTCCTAGCAATTTGGCTTCTTGCCTAGTGACAATCGGTCCATCATACGGTACATATTCGTAAGCCAAGCGCGATACTCCGCGTGCGGTTAGGGCTACGGTAGAGCGAATCGCCAAAAACGCTCCCGTAGCCCGCATTTTACACACCTTCCGGGCCTCGGTCAACGTATCCATCTGCGTACACGATCGACCCATCCTGAACGTCAATCTGCCGGCGCTTCAGCATCGATGGGTTATACCGATGATCCGCGCACGGCATCAGAAGCTTGCCCAGCGCGCACGTCCAGCCCCCTGAGCGCTCTGGCGTCGCGTGCACGCATATCCGGCATGAACGCTCGGGCAATTCGCTATCGTGGCATATGCCATGCATATCGCACATGCGACACAGCCAGTGTGTTGACTCTCCGATACGGGGCGGGGCAGTGTCATTAAATATGACCCGCTCTGCCTTTGCCTTATACCCGATGAATGACGCCGGATCAAAGTCGGTGCGTACCGATGTCCACTCACGCCCGCCTGGGGCCGTGCAGACGAGATAGTGCCGGTCGAGGTTCTCATAGCCCATGTAGCACTGAGCCTGTGCGTAATAGGTTTCATTCCAGGCGGCTAGGGCGTTTTTGTCGCCAAACAGCGCTTTGTGCTTTTCAAGCTCGCCGATCTTGGCGCTACACTTTACCTCGCCAATGTGCCACGCGCTGGGCGCCTGAAGCAGGCCGCGCACAATAAAATCATAGTGCCCGCGGAAATGGCCCCCTAGATCTCGTGCGCAAATCTGCTTGCCATCCTCGTTGCGGTCATAAATCTCTATGCCATCAACAGCACGCAGGCGCGCGATGATCACATCCTCTGTGCGATGGCCGTCCTCGAAGCGCTTCAGCGTTATGGCGTCGAACGATGCTGATTTAGCGTGCCGGAACGATAGCCATAGCTTGCGCTCGCACGGATCGCCAATAGCTGACATGCCAAGGTAGTCGCGCTTACGACGCTCCTGATTTGCTACGAGCGCGGCGTCGGCTGCGACGAGTGTTGGGTCGGGCGGGTTGGGGAGTTTAGCCACGCTTGAACGCCTTGTACTTCCCGCGCCAACGGCGCCACTGGCGCTTGCGCATCGTGCCGCGTACTATGCGTAGGAACATACTCTCTGACATAATCAGCGAGTCTGGGCTACACCCACCGTACTCCCATACATCGGTAAGAGCCGCATTGATGTCGAGCAGGATCTCGCTCTCACTCATCTCGTCCCAGCGAGTCATTGAGGTAGCTCCGGGATCGGCATCCACATCCTTGGGCGCAACTCGTCCCCATCGTTATCGTAGCCAGTGTGCACAACGATGAAAAAGCCGCGCCCCTCCCATCGATAGTTGGTGATCAGGTATTCATCGTAACCATCTTCCCACCATAGACCTAGGAATTGCGTACCGTCCTTGGGCGCTGTTTCCATATCCTGCCACTGCATACCAACCTCCTAAAACAAAAACGCCCCAGCACAATGGCCGGGGCGTTCGCGTTCGTCAAGCGGTTTTTACTTTTCCCAAGGCTTCTTCTTGGCAGCCCCGTTTGCCTGAGTATCACTACCCCAAGGGCCTTTTTGAGAAGCAGTCGCAGCTGGCGCGGCACCGTTCCCCCCCGCACTCTTGTACGCCGCGATCTGGTTGCCCGGCCCGTACTCGCCGCGGGCGGGGGTCACCTTCAGCTTTCCGATGAACGGCAGCATGTGCAGCTCATCGCTGTCGGTGATAGATGCCTTACCGACCGCGAGGCACAGCTGTGCCAGCGAGCGCTGCGCGATATCCACCGCCTGCTGATTGCGGTTCACGAGGTTCAGGTTCTCCCAGTGCTTGCGACCTGCGCTGGGGCCATCGGTGATCTCCATCTCCAGCTTGAGATATTGGCCCTGCCCGTCGTTGGTCTGCTTCATCTCGGAAGCGACCACGCGCATGGGGTACTCACCCGCGGGGATGGGCGCGAACTCGCCATCGGGGGCGGGGGCGTCGGACGTGTTGAAGTTGATAGCTGCCATAGTAAATGCGCCTCCTTATGCGCCGAAGAAACCAGTGGGGAACGCAGCCGCATATTGCGACCAATCGAACGGCTGCGTCAGTGGAAGCTTGGCCGGCAGGTTGTGCCGGTTTTTGGCGTCGAAGGCGGGGCGCTTTTCGGCGTACAGCGTGCGAGTGCCCGCGCCCTTGCCCACCGTGCGCTTGCCCATGCCTTCCTTGATCTCAGTCGTCGCCGTATCGAAATTGGCGAACAGGATCAAATCGGCCTTCTCCTGCAACAGCGCGTTGGCGCGCTTGTGCAGCTTCATCTCATAGCGATCGTACGCCGCCATCTCAGGGGCCTCGAACTTGCGGACTTGGGAATGAGCCGTCATCGCCACGCAGATATTCATGTCACGGGCAGCGCTGTTGATATAGCTGATCAACTCACCCCATACCAAGTCAGCCGCTACAGGACCTTTACCAAACCCCGGCTCCTCAAGCGTGCTCCACCCATTGCGCCGGCATGTCTCAGCCCACACCAGCGGCTCGATGTGATCGATCGAGTCCATGATAATGGTCTTGAACTCCCCCGCCTCAACCGCCGCGCCAAACGCTTGCAGCACTTCGGCAAAGCTGGTTGCCAGCGGAAAGTGCGGGATATCGTTGAGCCCGAGCCCGCCCTCAGCATCGATCAGCACGGGGCTGGGCAGAGATGCAAGCAGCGTGGTCTTGCCCACACCGGGCGGGCCATGCACGATAATACGAGGCGCCTTGTTCTCGTGCTTGCGAATAAGGCTGTCGAGTGAAATTGCCATTATTCTTCCTCCTCTTCTTCCCATGCTTCTGCAATGCGGCGCAACTCATCAGCGGCCTGCTTATATGTCAAGCAGCCCCGCCGCAGGTTGACCGCCATATCTACGGCCTCGGCGAATGCCAGCACACTGTCAGCATAATCGTCTTCCACCTCACACCTCCTTCTTCGTGAATTCAAAATTTGTCTTTTGCACCTTTTCGGTGCGCGCTTTGACAAGCTTGTCCTTTAGGCGCTGCGGCAGAACCTTATAAGTCGCCTCAGGAACCTTTGGCGTCCACTCAATAAACTCCTCAAGCTCTGCATCATCGGCAAGCTCGCGAAGTTCTTCAGCGCTCCATTCCACCTTCTTAGTGGCAACCTGTTTGAGGTCAAAACCGTCGCGCTCTTGATGAGCGGTGCCCGCAGAGTTGCGCTTGCCATACGCAAGTTCAAGCCCTTTGTCCAGCACCGCGCCGATCCGCTTAACCCGCGCCTGGAGTTCTGCATACTCGTTCGCCAAAGCCGCATGCACGCTGACGGGCAGCGCAGCCACCTCGCGGGCATCGGCGTCGATTAGATCAGCGAGCAGCATATTTTTCCTCCAAGTCATATGTTCGGATCATTGCGTTTGCAGCCATCATCGCAACGGCAGCGACAACGAACTGTCGCCAATCTCGCGCAAGCAGGTCAACAATCGCGATGGCAAACCACATCACCCAAAGCAGATAATATACGTACTTCATCTCACACCTCCTATCGTTACCACCACCTTGCCCGGCTTAATCGGCTCGTGAAAGCTGTAGCTGGGCAGGAACCTACGGTCATTGACCCCGAGCGCATCGGCGATGCCGTCGATTGCGGGTTTTAGCCGAGCCGCGAAGTTCGTGCGATCCGAGCGCTTATCGGGCGGGTAGAACGCAAAGTCAATCGGAATATCGCCGGTCGGCGGGAACTCGCCCACGCCCACCGTTACAGTGGCATTACGCGCGAGCGTGCGCCACTCCTTCGTGATACTGTTTTTGCTGCGCCAGTGACCATTCGCATGGCCCGAGAGCGTGGCGGGCGGAAAGGGGAGGGTCACAATCACTTACGCAAATCTATGATCGTGTTGACGACCATGCTCACGAAGCAGTACCACAGAAACGTCGGGTATCCCACGGGATGACCCGACACGATGAGCATAAGCAGGGAGGTGAAGCCCGCGACGCATATCGCAATGAATGCGTTAACCGTCCACTCGATCTTATTCATCCCATCCACCCCTCTACCTTGAAGCCCAGGCGCTGCGCCTTGCCGAGCATGGCGGCGTCATCGAGCACGCTGCGGCCCACTTGCCAGCCCTCGCCGCCCTGCACCCTGCGGTTGAACACGATAAAGCGCTGACGCTGTAGGAAGCTGACTGCCTCGCCCAGCACGCTGTGGTCGCGCTGCGGGTCCGGCGCGCGCCAGAACTGAATGCAATCGGTGCTACGCTTGGGCTCGGGCTTCACCTTCCACGGCGTAGGAATGCCGTCTAGCGTGGTAGGATTGCGGAAGCGTCCGATCCCATGCTGCTGCCGAATACGCGCCCACGTGCTGGTGGCATTGCCGTGCCTGCGTCTCATCTCTCGGTCGCTACATTCACGCAGCTCGGTCAACTGCTCTTCAGTCGGCACAAAGCGGACCTTATACATCGGCTCGCTCCGCACGCTCGATCATCAGCTCCAGCACGCGAATGGCGGCCTTCAGATCGCGCACGCCGCCCTTGTCGCGATATCGCACCACATACTTGATAACGGTATGCTGCGCTGGGTCTAGCCCATTGGCAAGGCTGAACTCCATCGGCTGGATCGAGTACTTTGTGTAGTGCGCGTCGATGGCTGGAGTCGGTTCATCAATCAGCTCTAGCTGATGCTCAAAAAACAAGCCATCACGCCATTGCTCGTCATCGTCATCGCCCCAATAACCTCCAGTTGATTCGATCTTGGTAATCGTGACATTTTGCCAATCTTGGCCAGATCCCTTGCAAGGCAGATACCTTACTCGATCACCCACCTTAAACTTGCTCATTTCCGCCTCCATGCGTTTTCGATCAATTCCTGCGTAGCGGTATCACCCGTGAAGGCGCGCTGCAAGTAGGAAACTGCCTCGTAATCGCGACCCCGCCGGATCGACTCGACCGCACGGGCCAAGCACTCCTGCATGTAGTCGCGGTCACGCGCCACGATCGGCTCGTGCAGATCCTCAATCATGGAACACCTGCCCCTTGTACGTGCCAAGCTCGGGCGTGCTGCCGAACCAGTCTTCGAACTGCTTGACCGCAGCGGCCCCATCCGTGCCCATAAAGCGCCCCAGGCACTCTTCCAGCTGGTGACGGTGGTAGCGATCCTGCTGAGCGGCTTCGGCCTTTTTGCTCACCGATCCCCTCCCGCAAACTGGATGCCGCACATGCCGTACTCAGGCCCGCGGCCCCAGCCATCGACGGGCATCCAGCCGGCGCGGATCGCCTGGGGGCTTACCACCTGATTGTTCGGGATCTTGTTATCGACGGCATACCAGCCGATCGGTCGGGCATCGACACTGAACTTCTTGCCCGTGATCGCGCACGTCAGCTTGCCGGTTCCGGTAGGTACGA